ATAAAATGGATCAAGGATGATTGGGCTTCTCACAAGTTTCGTTTTATTGTTGAGCTCGTTGCTTGGGCTATATCTATTGGCTGTAGTATCACGATGGCAGTCACAGTCCCTAATCCCCCTCTTATTATACTATATCCTATCTGGATTAGTGGCTGTGGGATGTATGCTTGGGCTGCGTGGACTCGTCGAAGCTTTGGCATGTTGGCTAATTATATCTTGTTAACAACCATAGATACTGTCGGCCTAATTAGAATGTTAATAAATAATTAAGAGAAAGGTTTGATCAGCCATAAATGATCAAGAAGATGGTTGCCGGCCATAAGCGGTAGGAGAAGAATATGAGTTATGTAGACGCGATCTGGAATCGCGATAAAGACATCATCCACGTTGTCGAACGAGATCCTAAAAAAGGCAGGATCTATCAAGAGTACCCAGCAAAATATATTTTTTACTATCCCGACCAACGGGGTAAGTATAAATCGATCTACGGGGACAGTTTAAGCAAAGTTACAACTAAGAGTTTTAAAGAATTCCAAAAAGAACAAAGAATTCACAGCGGCCATAGCCTTTATGAAAGTGATATCAACCCAGTCTTTCGAAATCTTGAAGAAAACTACTTAGGAAAAGAAGCACCCAAACTACATGTAGCATTTTTCGATATTGAGGTGGACTTCGACCCAGAACGTGGCTATGCATCGCCAGATGATGCATTCATGCCAATTACTGCGATTGCTGTTCACCTACAATGGTTAGATACATTAGTGTGCCTTGCTGTTCCGCCAAAGACGCTTACTATGGAGCAGGCACAAGAGCAGGTTAAAGATTTTCCTAACACGCATCTGTTTGAAACAGAAGGCGAGATGTTAGAAATGTTCTTACAGCTTATCGAAGATGCAGATGTGTTAAGCGGTTGGAACAGCGAAGGCTTTGATATACCTTATACCGTAAATAGAGTTACAAAAACACTAAGTAAAGAAGATACTCGCAGATTCTGCCTGTGGGATCAATTTCCGAAAAAACGAGAATACGAAAAATATGGGAAACAGGCTGTTACTTATGACCTGGTTGGTCGCGTTCATCTGGACAGTCTCGAGCTGTACCGCAAATACACATACGAAGAGCGCCACACATACCGATTGGATGCAATCGGCGAGATGGAGATAGGCGAGAGCAAGACCGTATACGAAGGTACTCTTGATCAACTTTACAACAACGATTTTAAAAAGTTTATTGAATATAACAGACAAGACTGTGCATTGTTAGATAAACTAGACAAGAAACTAAAGTTCTTGGATCTTGCTAACACACTGGCACACGAATGTACTGTATTGTTACAGACTACAATGGGTGCTGTTGCTGTAACTGAGCAGGCGATTGTAAACGAAGCCCACCATCGTGGGTTAATTGTCCCTAGTCGTCCTAAACGCGATGAAGATGCTAATAACCAAGCTGCCGGTGCCTATGTTGCATATCCTAAAAAGGGACTGCACGACTGGATTGGTTCCATGGACATTAACAGTCTGTATCCTAGTGCAATTCGTGCTCTTAATATGGGACCAGAAACCATCGTAGGTCAATTAAGACAAACAGTCACAGATAACTACATCCAAGACCAAATGTCAGTCCATAAAAAATCATTTGCCGCATCTTGGGAAGGTAAATTTGGCAGCGATGAATACGAAGCTGTCATACGGCAAGACAAAGCATTTGAAATCGTTATCGATTGGGAAACCGGTGAATCTGATATTCTAAGTGCTGCCGAAGTATACAGATTAATATTTGAAAGCAATCAACCGTGGATGCTCAGTGCCAATGGTACGATCTTTACCTACGAAACAGAAGGTATTATTCCTGGATTGCTCAAGCGTTGGTATGCTGAACGTAAAGACATGCAGAAAAAGCTCAAGGCAGCAATTGATGCAGGCAACAAGATTGAAGAAGAATACTGGGACAAACGACAACTAGTTAAAAAGATTAACTTAAACAGTTTGTATGGTGCTATTCTTAACCCAGGTTGCCGTTTCTTTGATAAACGTATTGGTCAAAGTACAACTCTTGTAGGACGGCAAATTGCACGTCACATGGCCGGTAAAGTTAACGAGATGATTACTGGGGAGTACAATCACATAGGCAAGTCAATTATCTACGGTGACACAGATAGTTGTTACTTTAGTGCATATACAACACTAAAAACTGATATTCAGAAAAAATTAATTCCCTGGGATCGTGATGTTGTTATTCAACTATATGATCAGATATCCGAACAGGTTAATTCAACATTCCCCGACTTCATGCTTGAGGCATTCCACTGTCCCAAGAGCCGAGGTGAAGTCATTAAAGCAGGTCGAGAAATTGTTGCAGTAAAAGGCCTATTCATTACTAAAAAGAGATATGCTGTTCTTTATTATGATAAGGACGGCAAAAGACAAGACGTGGATGGCAAACCAGGTAAGATCAAGGCCATGGGCTTAGACCTTAAGCGTTCAGACACTCCTGAATTTATGCAAGATTTCTTAACTGAAATATTAACCAAAGTTCTCAATGGTGCCCAGGAAGAAGAAATTCTAGATCGCATTAGCGAATTTCGTACAGAGTTTAAGGCTCGCCCGGGTTGGGAGAAAGGCAGTCCCAAACGTGCTAATAACATTACAGAATATCAGGCTAAGGAAGCTAAACAAGGTAAAGCAAACATGCCCGGACACGTTCGTGCAAGCATTAATTGGAATACCTTAAAGCGTATGAACAGTGACAAATACTCTATGGGCATTGTTGACGGTATGAAGGTAATTGTTTGCAAACTTAAAGATAACCCGCTAGGTTATACCAGCGTTGCTTACCCAGTCGATGAATTGCGGTTACCAAAATGGTTCCAAGAACTTCCGTTTGATCACAGTGAAATGGAAGCAACTATCATTAACAACAAACTCGATAACTTAATCGGTGTGTTGGAATGGGATCTCGAATCCACTACACAAGATAATACATTTGGCAAACTATTCAGCTTTGATTAAAATATTACTTGACATCAACTCTAAATCTAAATAAACTAACACAAAGGACTAAATTATGAAAGATATTCTTCAAGACATCGTGAGTCATACTCACAATCTAGGTTTTTTAAACATCGTTAAAATTACAGGCGATGATAAATCTACAAAGATCGATTCCATGGCTGATGACCGAACCGTTGTTATGTTCGGCGAGGCGGCAAATCCACAACCAGAAATGATTGGCGTATTCGGTATGCCACAACTTAACAAATTAAAATACAACTTAGAATGTCCAGAATATAAAGACGATGCTAAGATTGAATTGCAGACCGCAGACCGCAACGGAGAAACAATTCCAATTGGTCTCCACTTTGAAAATAAAGACGGTGATTTTAAAACAGATTACCGTTTTATGAATTCAGAGATCATCAACGAAAAACTTAAGACTACAAAGTTCCGCGGCGTTAAGTGGGATGTTGAAGTTGTTCCTACACTTAGTTCTGTTCAGCGTTTTAGCTTCCAGGTTGCAGCCAACAGTGAACACACAACTTTCTTAGCAAAGACAGAAGGCGACAAGCTAAAATTTACCTTCGGCGATGGTGCAAGTCATGGTGGTGAATTTATTTTCGCAACAAATGTTACAGGAACACTAAACAAAGGTTGGACATGGCCTGTTGCACCCGTATTAGCAATCTTAAAGATCGCAGATGTTAACAATGCTAAGATGAGTTTATCAAACGAAGGTGCATTACAAATCACACTCGACAGTGGAATTGCAACTTACAAATATATCATTCCAGCACAAACATGATAAAAAGCATCTCAGGTAATGGTCATGTACAGGTAACTGGTTCTAGTGGGTTTACTCCATATGTTAATATGAGTAACCCTAGCGCCGGAATGATGCGATATAACGGCACCAATCAACAACTCGAAGTTTATGATGGAATGAGCTGGTTAACATTAACATCTGATAGTGTACATATTGGTTTAGACCACAATGCAACAGCGGCTCTTACCTGGGCAATGACTAAAATGTCAGAAGAAGCAGAATTACAAAGGATGGCGGAAACCCATCCTGCTGTTCTTGCAGCCTACGAAGCATTTAAACGTGCAGGCGAGCAATTAAAAACAACAATTATATTGAGTAAAGATGAGCAACCCACCAGTTAACTTAACACCATTGCAGAAAGATTACGCTGTCTATCTGCCAGCTATTAGTAGTTTCTACAGCACGTATGTGGCTAAACAACGTCTAGAGGAATTTGTCCCTAAGACACGCATTCCTGCAGGCTTCGATCGTGGCATCGAAGGTATGAACTTTTTAAATGAAGAAGAAGGATATTTTACCTACAAGTATGCTCTGTACTCTGCAGGTCATGCACAACTTGACATTGTTAAGGCACAGACTCAAGAGTCTATGATTCAACAACGAGATCGCAATGGTACATTAATCCTAGGTGACTCTGGCGGATATCAAATCGGTAAGGGTGTTCTTAAGTTTGATTGGCTCAACTTCGAAGGTGCAGAGGCTAATAAAACTCGTCAAAAGATTCTCGAATGGCTAGAAGCAACTGCTGACTGGTCTATGATGCTTGACGTTCCTACATGGGCCTGCGATCATATTCACAGTCCTAAGACAGGGCTTAAAACATTTGAAGATTGTCTAGATAAGACAAGATTCAATAATGATTACTTTTTAAAACATCGCCTAGGTGCTACCAAGTGGCTTAACGTTTTACAAGGTAGCGATTGGGATACTGCTGAAAAGTGGTATCAAGGTGTAAAAGAGTTTAGCGACCCTAAAGGTCCATATGCTGGCAAGGAAGCTGAAGGCTGGGCCTTTGGTGGTGCTAACATGTGTAAAATGGATATTACTCTTAAGCGTCTAATGACTCTTAGAGAAGATGGTTTACTGAAAGGTAAAAACTGGATCCACTTCCTGGGCACTGCTCAGTTAGATTGGAGTTGCTACTTAACTTTAATTCAAAGGGAAATTAGGAAACACATCAATGAAGAAATTACCATATCTTTTGACTGCGCCTCACCGTTTATCGCAACAGCACACGGACTTGTCTACACAAATGCACAACACCTACCGAAACGGTGGAGCGTTATTATGGACAAAGCCCCAGACAACAAAGCCCTTGCAAGAAGCGACATCCCATTCCCATTTGAAAGCGAAGTTGGTAGAAGATTAACAATAGGCGACATTTGCCATTACGCACCGGGCATGTTAAACAAGATCGGCAAAGAAGGTAAAACTTCATGGGATAGCTTTGCCTATGCATTAATGATGGGTCATAATGTTGAATGTCATATTAAAGCCGTTCAACGTGCCCAACATTTAATGGATATTGAAATTGCTAAAACTAAAGATAAAATAAGTTGGAAGCATTGGAAAAAAGTTAAATCTCAAGATATGAGTGATGAATATAGCGACTGGGTTCCTCGTAATATTCTTTACTTTGCAAACTTTATCAAAGACCTGTTTAATACAACATCTAAGATAGATGCCTTTGCAATGATCGATCAAGCAGGACCATTCTTACGTAGTCTCGAAGGTGCTCGATTACAAGGAGGCCCTGCACAGAATAAGTTTAATAGCTTATTTGAATTTGAAGAAGTTACCAAGCAAGAAGAAATTGATCTTGCTAACCCAGACGACGATATGTTAAGAGACCTTGAAGAAGGCACACTAGGAGAATAATATGACAAAATTAAAAAAACTCGCAAAAGTAAATGAATCAATTACCATCAATCGGTATGATAACGCTTGGATGGTAGAAATCGGTGGTCGCGATAAAGACAGCGATTGGAAGAATACTAAAACTGTCTGTAACACAGAAGAAGAATTAATTGCTCTTATCAAAGAGTATAATTCAATGGACGTTGACAATTAAGGAATAATCATGGCCTGGTACACAGTAAAAACATATTACAAAAAGTCTTGTGAGCAACACGAACACTATGTTCAGCGTAACGGTAATGGACGAATCCTTGTTAAGGACGGTTTTCGGTTCTGTGAATTTCAGGTAGAAACTAACGATGACGAATTTCCTCAATTTGAATTCGATTGTGTACCGGGCGGAGATGGCAAGAAAGACAGTCTAGATATGTACAGTCTGTCTGGTTCAAATATCGAAGGGTCAGAGCTTGTTGAAATGTTCGACGGCGGTTGCTGGGGAGATATTGAGATCGAAGGCATCGAGGATGAAGAAGAATTGGAACGCCTCGAAGAATTCATCAACGAAGAGGGCGCATACGCACTAGAAGACGACGGTGAATGGTACCTTGAAGATACTGAAGTTTGGGTTTGGGGACCGATTGAAGTCACAGACGAAGACGGTAATACTCGCATTATCTGTGCAGACGAAGATGGCAACATGATTGACTTTGAGGAATAATATGTCTAAGGTGTATCTAATCAAACCACTAGAAAAGAAAAGCATCATTTACCATGTAGAAATGTATCGTGAAAATGCTGATGGTTCTATTAGTTGGTTTAATTTAGACGAAACATATCGCTGGGGACAGGGTTTTATTGAAGAAGACATGGACTGCAATCTCCCCTGGGAAGGTGATAAAGTTGCATATTGTAAACCGGATGTAGGATGGGGTTGTGAATTCGATGACAGTATCAGTATCGAGTTTGAATTCAGCGACGATCTGTCAGAAGAAGAACAAGATGCTATTCGAGAATCATACTACGAAGGCGGAGCTGGTTGGCTATACGATGGTGAGCACGACTGGCAAGAAGAAGATGCGGCTGTACATATTTGGGGACCGTATCAAGTTAGTCTATGCGAAGATGACGGTACTGTCATTGAAGAAAATGTTAAACTTAAACAAAGGCCCACACCTAGCAATGTTTGGCCTTTTTCAGGAGAAAAAAATGGTACGTAAAAAGAAAACAGAAGTCATTGAATCTGCCGACATAGCTGAAATGATTGATGCTAATTGGCCAAAAATTGTTAAGGGCAGTCACTTAACCGTTATCACTCATAAAGATGGTAAAACCGAATTAGAATGGGATGATGAAGCGTTAGCAAGAGATGTCCATAATGCCTTGACAGAATACGAAAGCTCTGTTAAAGTTAATACTGTTAAAACAACTAAACGCAAAAAGAAAAATGAAGCGTGATTATTCAGACGGTGTAAAAGAGGACATCGTCTTCTTTACCGGCAAGGAAGTTGAACATACCCCTGCATACGGTATGGAAACATTATTTGTAGTCGGGATCCATTCTCCAGAAAAAATTGCACTAAACCTACAAGGTTGTAAACATATCTTCTTCGGTGCAAATCATAGTTTCAATCCATCCTCTTATGAAGAATGGAAGCATTGGGAAATAATGATACAGTTTTTCCTAGATAAAGATTACCTGTGTTCACTAGATATTCCTATGAGTGCTGTTGAAGAATTCAATGATGGTGGATTAAACGAATACGATAATTTCATTCCGCAAATTCGTGTGCCTATTCCATATATTCGTCTATGGAACTACAATACTATGATTAAAATCGATGACAAAGATTTCAAAGCCACAAATCCCGGCGTATGGAGTCACAGCCTACATAAATTAATGAACCGTGATAACTTCACTTCTTGGGACAAATACAATGGAGATAAAATTATATGATTAATTCTAAAATTACAAAGCAAGCAAATCAACAAAATTCTGAAGAAAAACTTTTTAAACTTCTCGAAAGCATTGACTGGAAGTTATGGGAAATTTATAATATGATGAAAGATAATCTTCCAGAAAAGCCAGCCGCAAAGAAAACAACTAAGGCAAAGTCAGCAGAATGAACGATACTAATATGATTTGGGTAACCTTCCGTAAAGAAGGTGTACACATGTACCCAGCTGCCGCAACAGACCCTGCACTCGCAACAGGTGACGAGTATGATGTTAGTTTCCTCGGTACTCCGCATCGTCATATATTTCATTTTAAAGTCTATATTCAAGTATTTCACGATGATCGTGATATTGAGTTTATTCAGTTTAAGCGTTGGCTAGAAAAGTGCTACAACGATGGCACACTCGAACTCAACCACAAATCCTGCGAAATGATAAGCCGTGATCTTCACGGAACCATTTCGGCAAGATATCCAGGTCGTGAGATTTGGATCGACGTAAGTGAAGACGGCGAGAATGGCTGCTTCATTAAATTTCCATCAACCCTTTAATTAGGATTACACATTATGGCACAACCTGCCTATATTCAAAAAACTCTTCGTATGAAGCCTGAAGTTGAGAAAATCTTTGATGACCTCGATGCTTGGTTAGATCATTGCAGATTTAACCTCCTTCCTTACAATCCTGCAGATCTATACAGGTCTAAAGACTATAAGGACTTTGTTCGTTCACAAAAGGGTGGCGAACGTAGACATTTTAGAAATTACAGGACACAATAATGACAGTATTCCTCGTCGATCTCGAGGCTGTAGAAACAAGGTACACAGGAGAATGGAAAACCTATGTGCCTTCATTATTAAAAAAGGCAGGTCACGATGTTCAAATTATTGAGGGACCTACTGATATTCCTGCGGCAACTACCCCTGGCGCTTTTCTTAACTTTGGAGGCACAAATATTTACAAGGCTTCTCAAGTTGAGCGAATGGGTCGCTTATTCTGCGCCGGATCTGTTAAGCCTGGTGATCATTTTCTGTTTACTGATGCCTGGCATCCTGGCATCATAAATTTAAAATACATGAGTGAGCTTCTTAGCATTCCTGTTAAGATTCACGCACTATGGCATGCCGGTAGTTATGATCCTGCAGATTTCCTAGGTCGCCTAATTGGCAATGCTCCGTGGGTAAGACACGCTGAGAAAAGTTTTTTCAGTGCTATCGACTATAACTACTTTGCTACACAGTTTCATATTGATATGTTTATTGAGAATCTATTAGACCTCGATACACGCACAGGACGTATTCGTTATATGACTGATAATACTATTGTGCGTACAGGATGGCCCATGGATTATATGAGCAATACTCTAAATCTATACAAGGGAATGCCTAAGAGAGATTTAATTGTATTTCCGCATCGTATTGCACCAGAAAAACAAGTCGAAATATTTAGAGATCTAAAAGAACAATTACCCCAATATGAGTTTATTGTTTGTCAGGATCAGCATCTAACAAAGAACGAGTATCACAACATACTAGGCGAAGCTAAAATTGTATTCAGTGCAAGTCTACAAGAAACATTAGGTATCGGTTGTTATGAAGGTGCAATCCTTGATGCCATACCTATGGTCCCCGATCGGTTGAGTTATAGCGAAATGTACCATGAAGGATTTAAGTATCCTAGTGAGTGGACCAAGGACTGGGATAGTTATCTCGGAAACAGACAACAACTATGCCATCACATAATTGTTACGATGACGCATTATGAAAAGCGAATTCCGCAAGTTCGTAAGCAAGCAGAAGACCTAACCCAATATTTCTTTAGTGCAGATAAACTCTTGGAGATGCTTAAATGAAATGGTTTCTAAATACACTAGAGCGTCTCGGACGTAAACGTGTTGTAATGGACAGGATTAACAATGAGCCATATCTTGAACGCTATTATCTATTTCTCAAGGACAGAAAGCGGTTTCCCTTTAATGTGTTCCTTCATAGGTTTCTTAAGTCAGATCCCGATGATGTGCATGATCACCCATGGCCTTACGCTACGCTTATCTTAAAAGGCGGATACTATGAATGGACTCCGCAATTTAATTCCAAAGGTGAAAAAATAGGAGAGATTGCAACCTGGCGTGGAGCAGGACATTTTCGTACCTGTAGTGCCACTAGCTATCATCGTATCGAGCTTGATCCTAGCGTAGAATGTTGGACATTGTTTATGCCTGGACCACAGAAACGTGATTGGGGATTTCTAGTTAATAATAAATGGATAGACAACAATACATACTTAACAGATAGAGCTAAAAATGGATAAAAGAGAAAAAGAAATTTTAGACATTCTTCAAGAAGAATGTGGAGAGGTCGTTGTAGCCGCAAGTAAAATTAGTCGGTTTGGCTTGGACAATTATAAGCCAGGAAAACCTAAAACAAATAGACAACACCTGGCAGAAGAATTAGGTGACCTTTTAGCAATGATTACATTGTGTCACGATTTTGGTATTGTATCATTCGAGGATGTGATGATTGCTAAAGATGCTAAACTGGAAAAGTTGAGACAATGGTCTACAATTTTTGCAAAGGAAACTTTGTAATCTGTTGATCCGATCCATCCATGCAGGCCAGCATAGGACAAGGCAGAGGGGTTCCGGGCAGGTTTAAAGAATCATCCCATATATTTCCGAAATGGCCTGCGTTACAAGCACTCCCTCTAACCCATCCTAGATGAGAAATTACTAATTTTTCAATTCCAACATTACACGGTTGTCCTGTATAACTAGGATTTTCACGCACTTTCATTTCTACTCTTTGGGCAAAGGTTGTTTGCTTAAACACCTGTTGTTCTTTAACCAGCACTTCCCCTCTCATAATACGTAACTGATCCTCAGTGTAGGGAAACATGCCTAATGAATTCTCAGCCTGAAGATACAGAACATTTTTAGAAACAACAATTCCAAACTCTTGCTCTATATCAAGAGCACGTTGTAAATCACTTTCAAAATTGTCAGGACGAATTGGGACCATTACATTAACATTTTTATTGGCTTTTTTAAATGCCTGCAAAATAAATTTTATCAAATTAGGATTCTGCCAATAGTGATAGGTTAAATTTAAAGAATCAATATGCGGCTCAACTGCCCACCAATCTAGCCACAATTTTCCTCCATTAGTTGTTAAATTAATGTTACCACCACTTTCCTTGCACAGTTTTAATAACATTGGAAAATCAAACATATCTAATGGTTCTCCGCCATCAAACTTCCAATTAATATTCCTGTTCATAGATTTGAAATGACTTATGAGCTTTTTAGTAACATTGATATAACTCAATATGTCTCTAGGAATTTCCCCTCCGCGAAATTTAATAGGACAATATGAACATTCAGAAGTGCAATAGTCGTGTAGCATCCATGAAATGTTTGTTCTTAAATTTTCCATTTTTATCCTTTTAAGTTGACAGGTCTAAATATAAGTGTATAATGTATTTAAGAACTTTCTTAGGAATGAAAATGCAAATAAAAGAATTTACCATAAAAGATAATGCCGGTTTTAGACTTAGAGTTAAGCAGTGGAAATGTCTCCGTCCAAACGATGTTAACGCAATTGAGTTTATACAAGAGTCTAAAAATAAAGATGGTGATGTTGATCTTTCATCAACATATCAATTTTTTATGACCGACGACGAACTCAAGACATTAGCTAAAGGAATAGTTAATGAGTAAAATTAAAGTTGCAGAATTATTTTATAGCATACAAGGTGAAGGACGCTATATGGGCGTTCCTTCTGTTTTTTTACGCACCTTTGGGTGTAACTTTAAATGCCAAGGATTTGGCATGCCACGAGGAGAACTTAGCAATGAGGCAGAAAATATTGACCCTACTCAGTACACCGAGTACAAATCGCTTCCTTTGGTTAGTACAGGTTGTGATAGTTACGCTAGTTGGGATCCTCGCTTTAAGCATTTATCTCCCCTTCTATCTACTGATGCGATTGCCACTGCTATTGTGGATACGCTACCGCACAAAGAATGGCGCGACGAACATCTCGTAATTACAGGCGGTGAACCATTACTAGGTTGGCAACGTGCTTATCCAGATTTACTCAATCATCCTAAGATGGCGGGTCTTAAAGAAATTACCTTCGAGACAAACGGCACAATGCGTTTGACTAAAGACTTTAAAGAATACTTAAAAGACTGGTCATTTGGTAGCGACGAAAGAGAAATTACATTCAGCGTCAGTGCTAAACTTCCAGTAAGTGGTGAACCTTGGAAAGATGCTATTAAACCAGAGGTGGTCTGCGATTATGAAAATTATGGTTATGTCTATCTAAAATTTGTAGTAGCATCAGAGGAGGATCTTAAAGATGCTGAACGTGCTGTTGAAGAATATCGTGAGGCAGGTTTTACGGGTCCTGTTTATATTATGCCTGTCGGTGGTGTTGAGCGGGTGTATGCCCTTAATAATCGTGCAGTGGCAGAAATGGCAATGCGAAAAGGATGGAGGTATAGTGACCGACTACAAGTGCCACTCTTCAAGAACGAATGGGGAACCTGATGAAACTAGATGATATTATTAAACATGTAGAAGAACTAGAGCGTGCCGCTTGGCGTCATACCATCGAGGCTCAACGTCTATATTCAGCCATCGGTCAATTAGAAGTAGGCCTAAAAGGCGAACGTGCTCGTGCTAAGATCAAAGCCGAAGCAGAAAAGGAAAAAGCCGATGCGTAAATTTGTAGAAAAACTTTTTGGTATTGACAAAATTAAAGCCGAAACTGAGGCCAGCGTTAGGGCGGCGGAAGAAGCAAGGCGAATTGCTGAAGCCGCAACTGAAGCCGCAGAGAGAGCCAAAGAAGCCGAACGTGTTGCTAAACTTAGCCCTAAAGAACTTGCATCTGAAAAGAAGGAACCTTGGGTTGCTGTTTTAGATACTCATGTTAACAAAGACAATATTCGAAACGGTTTTTTCGAACTTGACTGGAATGAATACTTTGTGTTACAATTAAGGACTGCCGGTTATACAGGCGCAACCGACGAAGAGGTTGTTGATGCTTGGTTTGGGGAATTGTGCCGAAATGTAGGCGGCGAGTTTGGAGTTGAAATGGGTAGAGGCGGAGCAGGTAACGTCAGAACTACACTTCGACGTGATGACGGTCTAACAGAGATTACTTAATGAATAAAACTTACATTCACGTAGACACAGCAAATACATTTTTTAGAGCAAGACATGTAGTTCGAGGTAGTCTCGAAGACAAAGTAGGTATGAGTATTCATACCGTGCTCAGCAGTGTACGCAAAGCATGGAAAGACTTTAAAGGCGACCATGTAATTTTTCACCTCGAAGGTCGCTCGTGGCGTAAGGACTTTTATGCTCCTTACAAGCGTCAACGCAGTGAGGCTCGCGCCGCACACAGCCCGCGGGAAGCAGAAGAAGAAAAAGTATTCTGGGAAACATTTGATCAGTTCAAAGATTTCGTTATTAATAAGACAAATTGCACGGTATTGCATAATCCGCAACTCGAAGCAGATGATCTTATTGCAGGGTTTATCCAATCACATCCCGAAGATCAACACGTTATCATCTCAACAGATGGAGATTTCGCACAATTGATTGCTCCAAATGTTCGACAATATAATGGTGTAATGCAGATCACAACCACACACGAGGGGTACTTTGATGAAAAGGGTAAGCCTGTCAAAGATAAGAAAACTGGTGAAGACAAAGCCGCTCCGGACCCGCAATGGCTACTCTTCGAGAAGTGTATGCGTGGCGACACCTCCGACAACATCTTTAGTGCTTATCCGGGAGTACGTGAGAAAGGCACAAAGAATAAGGTTGGTCTCCGTGAAGCCTTTGCGGATCGCAATGATAAAGGCTACAATTGGAACAATCTCATGCTCCAACGTTGGACCGACCACGAAGCTGTCGAGCACAGAGTAAAAGAAGATTACGAGCGTAATGTTATCCTTTGCGATCTATCAGCACAGCCCGATAATATTAAACAAATTATTAAAGAAACTATCGATAAAGCAACGACTGCTGATAAAAATATACCACAAGTGGGCATCAGATTACTAAAGTTCTGTGCAGAATATGACTTAAATAAAATTAGCGAACAGGTAACAAGTTACGCTGAGCCACTTAATGCGAGGTACACCGTATGAATGTCATATCTAAAACAGTAGTTCCTAACAAAGAATGGATTATAGAAGACAGCGGAGAGAAGATTGGATCTATTGCAAAGTTGAAAAAGGGTTATGAATTCTTTAGACATGGTAAAAAAATATCTTTTAAAGACCTTCAAGAATTAACTAAAGAATTTGGAACTAACTTATTCGAAGAAAAGAAACAACCTAAGTTCGAAATAGAACCTCTCGTAAATAGAATTTACGATTTTCCATGTAGTGGTAAACCGTTTGAAGCTGTTTATAACGTTAAGAAAAAATTACCATTATTTGCTAAAAGTGCTAAAAGTAAGAGCCAGTATTGTGCAGGTTACTATGTGATTAAGTTCCGTAAAGGATGGGTTAAGAGTTTCTGTCCTAAATTAATTACACTCGAGCGCTATCCGTTTCACGGTCCTTATAAAACAGAAGTTGAAATGAAGGCTATGCTTAATACTGTTAATAAAACATGAAAAATTTAAACACACTGCCTATAGAAGACTTCTTAGACAAGGCAAGAATTGCAAGAAAAAGCGGTCAAAAGACCTTATCACTAACTTCGAAAGAATATACCGACCTGTATGACAGTCTTAGCTCTGTCATGACAAGGTTAACCGGGGACCTAGATCAAGTACTGAGCCAGGTACAACAAGCAGATAAAATTGAGATCAGGGTCGACGGCGGAAAATTTTAATATATTAGCATAAATATATACGCACTTTTCGGAGAACGTATATATCATGAGTAGACCAAAACCAAAGGTTTTATTAGAAATAACAAATAAAAAATCCTATAAAACAGATCAGGTTTTAGAGTCTGATGCAATTTGGGCAGTTTTTTATCAAGATAAGCCAATAAATTTAAAAACATCAAGTTTAGTTGCTCAACAGTTAGGCCCTAAGTATAAAAAGGTAAGTTTTTCAAATAGTGGTCATGCATTTAATCTTGCAGAAAAACTTAATAAACTTTTTAACAGCACAGACTTTTCCGTATTTAAATTAACGACTGGCGAAAAAGTCGCAGATGAATCAAAAGCATGAAATAACCAAATATGTCCTTGAATCACAAGGTTTGCCTGCTGACGACAATCGAATAAGAAAAACAATACCAACTTGGTGGTTCAACCCAAGAAATAAAGAAAAAGGCGGCCTTAGATTAACCGAGCAAGGCTTTGAATGCTTAACCAAAGCAGACATTAAAAGCTATATGATTAAATTTGAAGAACCGTTGGAAGAAATTAACAACGAGTTCTTGCTTTGGTTAGATCAGAATATTAACTGTCCATTTTATTTAACAAAGAAGAAAATTTGGGTTTTTGGAGAAAATCTTGCGGTCCAATTAGTGTTGTTTTCTGGCAACTTAGCCAAATATCATCGAGCCCGTAAAAGATTTGCTGAAAAACAGAAAATCTCTTGACATCGCCCGTAATTCTTGCTATAATTAAAACACTGTAAAACACAGTCCTTCCAAACTTTTAAGAGAAAGCAAATTATGTCTAAAGAGATGTCAGCGCATCGTACCCTTGGTCCTAACGAAGCTAAAACGGCAATTCGCAAGTGTATGAAGAAACAACGACCCGTTTTTATGTGGGGTCCTCCGGGCATTGGTAAGTCCGATATTGTTAAACAATTGGGCGAAGAACAAGGTCGCAATGTCATTGACGTTCGTTTGAGCTTGTGGGAACCTACTGATATTAAAGGTATTCCGTTTTACAATTCCGATCTCGGTACTATGAGTTGGGCTCCTCCGTTGGAATTCCCCCAAGATCCTGAAGACAATTCTATCCTGTTCCTGGACGAATTGAACTCTGCGGCTCCTGCTACTCAGGCGGCTGCTTATCAACTTATCCTTAACCGCCGTGTTGGTACCTATGTACTGCCCAAGGGCGTGACTATCGTTGCCGCAGGTAACCGCGAAAGCGATAAGGGTGTTACTTACCGTATGCCTGCTCCGTTGGCTAACCGTTTCTTGCATATTGAACTCCGCTGTGACTTCGATGACTGGCACCAATGGGCTGTCCAGAATCGGCTGCACGAACAGGTTGTCGGTTATGTTGGCTTTGCCAAACAAGATCTTTATGACTTTGATCCTAAGTCTAGCTCAAAGGCGTTTGCTACTCCTCGCTCTTGGTCGTTTGTTAGCGAACTTCTTGAAGAAGATGATGTTGCTGAGAACACGCTGACTGACCTTGTAGCAGGTGCTATCGGTGAAGGCCTTGCTGTTAAGTTTATGGCTCACCGTAAGGTTGCTAAACAGATGCCTAAGCCCGAAGACATTCTGGCAGGTAAGGTTAAGAAGTCTGACATCAAAGAAATTTCTGCAATGTACTCATTGACCATTAGCCTGTGCTACGAACTTCAAGAAGCAGACCGCAAGAAGGTTAAAGATTGGGATGCTATGGCTGATAACTTCTTTGGTTACATGATGGATAATTTTCCAACTGAACTAGTTGTTATGGGTGCCAAGGTTGCTCTTACTCAATACCAACTGCCGTTTGACGCATCAAAGTTGAATAACTTTGATAAATTCCACGACAAGTACGGAAAATACATTATCCAAGCAATGGAAGGCTAAAATTGGGCCCTTCGGGGCCCTTTTTTACTTGCATTATTTTCCAAATGGCTATATAATATTACTATAAAGGATGCACACTATGTCTAATGTAATGAAATCTGAAAAGACTAAAAAAATCATCGAGCAAAGAGAATTCTCTGCGGCTGAAAAAGCTAAAATCCTCGACAAGCTGATTACAGCAAGAGTGGGTCTTCTATTGCGGCATCCTTTCTTTGGCAATCTTGCTACTCGCCTTAAAATGGTTCCTGCTGACGACTGGTGTGCTACGCTAGCAACAGATGGTCGCAATTTTTACTTTAACCATGCCTTTGTTAACAAATTGAATCCGAAAGAAGCAGAGTTCGGTTTCGCACATGAGGTTCTTCATAATGTATTTGACCACATGGGTCGACGTGACGGGAGAGATCCTCAATTGAGCAATATTGCCGCAGACTATGCCGCCAATCAAATCCTTAAAGATGAAAGAATTGGTATTGTTCCTAACTTCATTAAAATTTTCCAGGATGACAAATATCGCGGCTGGAGTTACGAACAAATTTATCAAGACCTGTACGATAAAGCAGACAAAATTAGCCTCGACCAACTAGGAGAACTCCTCGACGACCACCTTGACGATAGCGAAGGCGAAGGTGGAGAGGGTGATGAGAACGACGGTGAAGACAATGGTAAGGGCAAGCGTCCAAAACTTACCGCCGAGGAAAAGAAACAGATCCGCGACGAAATTAAAGAAGCAATGGTAGCGGCTGCTCAAAGTGCAGGAGCAGGTAAAGTACCTGCCGGTATTCAACGCATGATCAAAGATCTCACAGAACCCAAGATGGACTGGAGACAACTGTTGCGTATGAATATTCAGAGCATCCTAAAAAACAATTTTACGTTCGCTCGTCCAAATCGTAAAAGTATGCACAGCGGCGCAGTATTGCCCGGAATGCTCAATGAAGAAACTATTGACGTATCTGTTGCAATTGACATGTCAGGATCAATTAGTGATGCAATGGCTAAAGACTTCCTGAGTGAAGTTAAAGGCATTATGGACGAGTATGTTGATTTTAAATTGGATATTTGGACATTTGATACAGAGGTTTACGGTTACAAGCAATTTTCTATTGACAATGCAGACGAAATTATGGAGTACGAGTGCCAAGGTGGCGGTGGTACAGACTTTGATGTAAACTTTGAATTTATGAAAGAGCAAGGCATTGAGCCAAAACGATTCATTATGTTTACAGATGGGTATCCTTGCGGTTCTTGGGGTGATGAGGATTACTGCGAAACATTGTTTGTTATACACGGAAACGAAACCATAGTTTCTCCTTTCGGTCAAACAGCCTATTATAAATAAGTAGGTACTTTATGTCACTAAATAGAGGGACAGTAAATGCGTTAAGTGCTCTAGGTTTTAGGAAACTAAGTTTTATCCCGGAGCACTTTGCAAGACTCTCTATAGATCATAAGTTAGATATTAAGGCAGTAGAACATTGGATTGAGTATAATCTTAATGGACGATATTCAATCCAAATAAATTACAAACTCGATAGCTCTAATAAAATTACTGAGGTGATTGAATTTGGACTAGAGGATCCTAAAGAACTAACTATGCTATCATTAGGGTGTCATCATTTACATATAAAAAAGGAATCATTTTAAAATGGAAAATCAAGAACAAGCACAAGTGGCAAGCCCAGACGTGGGCGGAGCTCCTCAGCCTGCTCCAACTCCTGAATTAACGGTTACTGATCTTATCAATATTCGAGCAATTCTCGATGTTGCAGTACGTAGAGGAGCATTTGGTGCAGCCGAGGCGTCTGCAGTGGGGGCAACTTTCGATAAGTTGAACACGTTTTTAAACGCGGTGTCACCCCAGAAAACAGAAACGCCACCTGCAGAATAAAAGGAGATACACATGAAACATGTGGGAAAAATGAAAAACAACTCAGCTAGAATTGCTGTAGCATATAGAACCATCCCCGGCGATGCAACCAGTGCCTTAGTAATTGGTACTAATGGGCTTGGCGATGCGTATCACGATGCAATGATGGCTCTTATCGAAAGTGAAACAGGGCAACAGGCCAATGAGCTTGCAGATGTCTTGGCAACACGCAGATTTCCAGACGGGTCTGTTATGCTTCAATGGCTACATGCCAACGGGCACCTAAAGAAAGTTCCTACTAATCTTGTATTAATGACTCCTAATAGTCAAAGTCAGATTCCATTAAACGAACTGAACAAGATGATTGCAGAACAAAAAGGTGTTACTATTGACGAATTAGCTGTTACAGAAGAAGGTGAAGTACCTAAAAAGAAACCTGCAACTAAAAAAGCCGAAGTTATTTCTGCAGAAGAAATTATTCTAGATGAAGTTGCTGAAGTAACAACTGAAGAAGCTCCTGTTACAGCATCCGATCTTCGTTCAATGGCCGATAAACTGTTTAAAGAAGCACAAGCTCTTCGAAAGAAGGCAGATGAAATTGAGCCTCCTAAGAAGAAAGCTACCAAAACAAAAGCAGAAGCATAATCAATGAAGCATTCTGAATATGCCTATTTAGATGCACTCAAAGATATTTTAGAAAATGGTGATCACCGTACTGATAGAACAGGGGTGGGCACCATTTCTAAATTCGGAGTGCAAATGAGATTCGACCTGCAACAAGGGTTTCCTGCAGTTACCACAAAGAAACTTGCATGGAAAGC